CAGTATCCGTCAGATCCGTCTCCCGGCTCCCGGCGCTTTGGGTTGGAATTGAAGATCTGCAGGATCTTCTCCAGAAACAGTTTAATCACTTGATCCCAGGTCATCCGTTTTCACCTCCGTCGTTTACGGAACCTTCTTCATTGTCTTCGTCCTCCTGCGCAGAATTTGATATTTTCCCGTTCTTCAGCCCGATCTCAAGCTTGGCTCTGTTCAGCATGGCGAACACGCCTTTCTCATAGATCGAGTTCCGGGTGTAGGCCCAGACATTCAGGATCATGACCGCCGTAGCGATCAGCCCCATGTAAACGCAATACAGGGCAGCTTCCGGAACGAGCAGAAACAGAACCGTCAGCCAGGTCATAAAAAGAAACCAGAAGACGGAAGTCCATCTGGCCAACTTTTTGCTGAACTGCTTTTTCGGATCGATCCGGATCTCGCTCATGACTGGCTCACCCTTCCGATCAGGCTGTTTGTGTAGTGTTGCAGATCGTCCCGTGCCTTCTGCATCTGGTCACTGTTGCCGTTGTGGAGCTCATGGTCCAACACGGCCACCAGGGCGTTACAGGTAACCTCCAGCCCTCCGGCGATAACCTCATTGGACTTCTTGATCGTGCTGATCGCGTCCTCGTGATTGTCCAGCCTGTTCTTGTCGTTCTCCAACTTCGACTCGATGCTGGACAGTCGTGGTTCCAGTTTCTCCATCACCTTCGTGGCGATGTCCTCTGTCAGTTGCTGCCGGAAACCGTTGTCGTGGGTTTGTTCCTCTTCCTGGCGCTCCTTCTTCCGGTTCTTGAAAATCGTCCGGATCTTGTCGTACTCGATGAACAGCGCACCGAGACCGACAACCACAATAATCGTGGTCCAGAGCATCTCAGGAGTGAAACCCTGAATGCTTTGCATCGTCCTCACCTCTATTCGCTTTTGTCTTAGATTGGCATAAAAAGAGCACCGGTTATTCTTCCGGTGCTGAGTGCCTGATGAGGACGTAGTCCTCACATATTTTGTCTCGTAGGGCTTTATCATCTGTGTGTTGCAGGATTCCGAGATAGCTTTGAATCACAGCCAGCGCGTATTCAAGAGGGACGTCGCCGGTCGAATACTTCTCGCGGACGAAGTTCAGATGCTTTTTCATCTGCAGACTCGTTGACTTCCGGATGCTGATCCGGTTATGCCGAACGATCTTTCCGATGAACTCACAGCCTTCTCCGGCAGGGATGACGGCTGTTTTGTTGTTCAGCTGCAGCTGAAAGTTTTCCTGGAGGAAGTCATTCGTTGCGCCGATGATGTCCCAAACCTGTTGTTTGCTCGGAGCAATGCAAAGCATATCGTCCATGTAGCGGATGTAGTACGGCGCCTGGAGCACTCGCTTCACGTAGTGGTCAACCGGCGTCAGAACCACGTTCGCAGTCATCTGGCTAATCAGGCTTCCGACCTGCATCCCGATCCCGCTGACCATTTCAACATCGAGCGGATCTTTCACTTCAAGCGGCATTCCGAAGGGCCTGCCGTCTGACCGGATCATGGTTTCCAGGAACCAGAGCATTTTGATATCGTCCAGCGGTTTACCGAGCTCGCGCAGCTGCACGTCCACCGGTACCCGGAAGAAGAACTTTTGAATGTCCATCTTGCCGATGTACCAATCTCCGCGTCTGAACCGTACGCGCCGGAGCCAGTTCTGAAGCGTATCGCACGCGCTGATCTGCCCCTTGCCTGGTATCGAACCGTAGCTGTGTTCGTAAAAGCTCCGGCTGTAGATCGGCCAGAGCACCAGATAGGCAGCGCAGTTCATGACCCTGTACTTGAATGGAAGGGCATGGATCAGACGAACCTTTGGGAAGTATTCATAAAAGGCGTGAAGCCTGTTGACGGTTAAGTCCTGCCAGATCAGATGATTTTGCGCATCGATCAGATTGTCTTCCAGATGGGCGGAATAGGATAGCACTTCCGGTTTGAACCGCTTATTTCGAGCGGCCATCCGGTATCCGTCATACAGATTCTCGAATTGGTAAAACCGTTCAAAGAGTCCGCTGTGCTTCTCCATCTTCCTTCTCCATCCAGTTCCATGTTTATCGGCCCGGGGGTTCCGGTTGCAGATTCCATGGCTGTTCACCTTTTTCTGCCATTGCTGACCGAGGAGTCGGATCCCTTTACTCACCCGATGTACTGGGAGCGTGCCCGTGAGCACACAGCATCTGACACACGACCACACATTGTCGTCATTATGTATGGCGGGGTAAAGCGGAGCGGAAGCCGAGGTTGTCGTTCGTGTTCGACCGCGCGTTGTTGAGGTTGCCCTGGAAAACGCCAGCTTGCGAACCGTTGTTGTAGTTGCCGCCGCGGTAGAAGCCACGCCGCGAATGCCGCAAACGCGATCCGATCCCTATGATTTCGGCTTATCCTTGACGGATTTGATAAGACCGCCAATCATCTTTCCGATTTCGACCACCAGAGCACTCCATACACTGTACCGATGTTTGTCAATGTACTTCAGCTCATGGGAAAGCCGAATATAGACCTTCAGCTTTTCGTTCTCGATGTCCAGCTTTTCTAACGTCGTGGTCTTCGTGTACTTCTTTTCTTCCGTGATCGTGTACTCGAGGACCATGTTCATGGTATGCCGGATGTCGTTTGCAAGGCTGAATTTCTCGACTTTCGGAAACTGCTGAAGGATGGGATAGGAGTATTTCATCATGTCCTGTACTTTCTGCAGGAGCAGGAAATCATCCGTTGCCATCCTTCAGCCGCTTCCTTCCGTCTGGAATGGCAGTAGAATAGCAGAAAAAACGTGGAATGTGTTAGAAAACGGACATTGTCCCGAAAATAGGGACATTTTTGGCTCAAAAATTTCCGCGCTTCGCGCGGAAGGGAGTCATCGCTATCGCGATGACATCAGTACCCAGTTAAGCAGAGGGCAGCTGAACGAAAGCGGAGCGGAAGCCGAGGTAGGCGCCCGTGTTCGACCGCGCGTGGCTGAGGCCGCCCTGGAAAACGCCAGCTTGCGAACCGAAGCTGTAGTGGCCGCCGCGGCCGAAGCCACGCTCATCAGCACCATTATTCGCATACAGATAGTCACCATTGTAGGCTCCTGCAGTGCTGTCATACTTCAGCAGGCCGAGAGCCTGGAGCAGAAGCACAGTGTCCGCATGGAGACCGCTGTCAGCAGAAACGCTTTCGAAAGCGCAGTTTCTGGAAGAATCGGAAGAGGAGCTGATCGTTCCGTCAATCCACTTCCAGGCGCTGCTTACATAGTCCAGTTTCACGCTGCCGCTGGTTGTGCCGGTTCCGTCCGGAGTGATCAGCGTGCCGTCACTGCCCTTGATGGCCATCCATTCGGCAGAAGATGAAGCCTGGCTGTGAGAGCTGTCAGCGGCGTTGTTGTTGGCCAGAATCTGCAGCTCGCCTTTGACAAGACGCAGGCCGCCAAGCCATTCGTTGACGTTGCCGTTCAGATCCCAGATGCCGGCCGGTGTTCCGTCATGGCTCCAGCTCAGGGGGCCGGTGCCGGTCTTTACGCGCAGTGCGTAGTGCGAAGCGTCTTTGTTATCCGGGATCGCCTGATAGATGCTGTCGGAAGCATCCTTGCCGTAATCGTTATTGCCTTTCGGCATGGTGCCGTTCTTTTTGCACCACAGCGCAATCGCGGCCCACTCAAAAGCGGTCATCAGATGCCATCCGGCGCCTTTTGCTTCACAGGCAGAAGCGGAGCTGTCTTTCGAGATCGTGTGCTTCACGTTCTGTCCGGGCAGAGAATATGCGCGGCCGTTCTGCACGATGTTCTGATACTTGGAAATGTAGATCGCGTCAACCTCGGACCCGTTCACGATGAAAGCCGGGAAAATCGCAGTGGAGGATCCGAGACCCAGCTGCGCGTAAGTCATCTTGGGGATCTTCACCATAATGGACGGGAGTCCTTTATCATCGTAAAGGATCTCATTGCTGGGACACAGGGCCTGCAGAGCCAGGTTGGAAAGATCAAAATTGTTAGCCATGTTTCATGTCCTCCTTAATCTTCGATAGACCACAGGCTGAGGGTAACGAGATCCAGATCCAGCGGCAGCGGGACGAGGATCGTCTGCTCCGGATCATCCGGATCAGCTTCTTCCTGGTACCGGCGGGCGGGGATGTCGATTTCAGCGACATAGCGCCGGCCAGCGGCAGTTCCGAGCACCAGGCAGTCATCCTCGTCATAGCAGACGTCGATATGAACGGCCCAGTCTTCTTCGCGCTTGATCAGGTTGATGGTCAGATCATCATCAAAGGTGATCTTCTTCTTGGTCGCGGTGTTCTGAACCTCATACTCAATTTTCGGCCCTTCGTTCTTTTCTACGATAATCATGAGATGATTCCTCCAATCACAATGTACTCAACAACGGCAGACTTCGCGCTGCCGGTGAAGGCAAGTTTAAATCCGTTGACCTGCTTGTCAGATGCAACGACTTCGCCGGGGTTTCCGTTCGCGCTCTTGATATCCGCAATGATCGCGTACTTCACGTTCTTCTGCGTTTTTACAAGCGCAACGGTCTGCTGGCTGTTATTGAACGGGAACGCGCCGGTATTGGTCATCGTCACCGTGCCCTGTTCACAGATCAGCGCGTCAGCTTCGTTCTGCCATTCATGCTGGCGAATCGCGTTGATCAGCAGCGCAACAGCAGTGTCTTTATCCAGGTCCACCAGAGCAAGCTCTGCCTCAACCTGCTGGGTGCCTTCGCCGCTCTTTTCATCGGCGTACTTCATGGCTTTTTTCAGCGTAAGGAGATCCATGCCTTACACCTCCCGCCATACATCATCCGGCCCCAGCAGATAGGTCTTGCTCATGTCCTGCAGGTACGCGATACTCCCGGCTACGGTCTTCGTCTCAGTGCCACTCTGGCTGTTGGGAAGATCCGAAGCGTCGGCAGCTGCGGTCATGATGAACTCCCGGTAGTTTTCATCCTTGCCGGGGCCACCTCTTACAACCTGTTTGATCATCTGTCAAAACCTCCTATCACAGCATAGGTTACCTTCACGCTGGAAGCGGATCCGGTGTATGCGATCTTGAAGCCGTTCACCTGGCGCTCGGAGATGTCCACATCTCCGGCAGGTCCGCCGGTGGGCTCCACCTTGATCACTTCCACGATGTAGTTCAGATTGTCCCTCGTCACGGTCAGCGGTACCGTCACGATGGAATTGTTGAACGGGAACTGCATCGTGTTCGTCAGCGTTACGCTGCCGGTTTCCTGGTCGGTGGCACGTTCAAGCGCTTCGACGCGCCATACGGACTGCCGGAGACCGTTGACCATCAGATCCTGCGCAACATGCGCGTCCATGATCCCGTCTTCCATGTTGTTCCAGTGGGCCGCGTCCTGAGGTGTGCCCTGTACGTAGATCTCACCGGTTACAGGATCATGGCGGATCAGCCCGCCGCCCAGATCCGTTTCCGTGAATATGCCTTCATACTCGGTTACCTCGTCGACCCAGTTCGTCCGATTGTACATCCTTAGCTCACCTCGCTTTCTGTGATATTGAAATCGAACCACTGCATCAGATTCGTCGTAGCGCGTTCGATCACAACATTGATCGTTTTGGACGCCCAGACTTCATTCAGCTGCGAAATGAGCCGGACACCGGTAATCGTGCAGGCTGCGCCGTGCGCGATCTCGCACTTGACCCGAACCGTGCCGTCGTTCATGATCGCAATCTCGACCAGGTTCGCGTCATACCAGGTCGATCCGACCCGGTACTGTCCTTTGTAAATCTGCCGTTTGATAAAGTTCCGGAAATCCCTGAGGGCTTCGTTGGAAAGCATCTGGTATTCACCTCCTTACATCAGCGCGTGGAGCGGCGTTCCGCAGGGCCTGACACGGTAAGAGCTGGTCAGCCCTCCGGAGTCCAGCACGATCCCGCTGCCGTTTCGCTGGCCATGCACCGCTCTTGTGGGCCGCATACCGGATGCCAGCACATGGTATGTCTGGTTGTACCGGGCTGTGTTCACAATGATGTTGCAGCACACGCGGATCACCGGTTCACTGCCGTCCATGGCGGCTCTCGCCGGTTTGAATAAACGCACCTTGTCCAGTGCGGGATCAATGTAAATGGGCGTGGAAGGATCGGACGCGTCCAGCACAATCCGGAAGTGGAACGGATCCCCTCCGTAATTGAACCATTCGTCTACGATCGAATTGGGCCATACATCGCTCAGGGCCTTTTCAACCGCTTCCACCGTACCCATGCGCCGGTGAACGTACCAGCTGTCCTTGACCGTCCTGCGCTTGATCTCCAGCGTGGCATCGTAGTCATACCAGTCGATCTTCAGATCCTCCGCCAGTATGTCCAGGATACCCTCATCCAGTTCGTCAATCCGGCAGTAGATCGCCGCCTTCCTGGCGTCCGGAAGGCGGCTGAACATCACCCGGGCGGCAACCTCCGCCAGCTGCTTGAGATGCTCGTCCTGCAGAATCACGTCCGGCAGATTCGCCATGAAGGCGTCTACGCTGAAATTACTCATCCTCGTAGCCCCCGTTCGTCAGGGTGATTCCGGTGCACTTGGCGATCTGCGGGACCGTGTCGCCAAAGTCCGTGTCCGGATCGTAGTCCGAGTAATCGATCACGCCGTCCCGCAGAACGGTGTAGGTCGGGGAAGTGATGACGCAGCGCTTCGCGCCGGCATCCAGCACCCGCCGGATCAGCTCGTCCGGAACGATGTCCCTTCCGAGCTTTCCGCTCTGCCAGATCACGTATTCCGCGACCGCCTGGGTGACAGCGCTCTGCACAGAAGCCCCGGAAGCT